ACACTCGCCATGATATCAGTTAGACACGCGGTCAAGTTAATCTCTTGGTCTGCCACAAATGCACTCTTGTACTGGTAGTCAGCAATCAATAGTACCAAGTGGGGTACTTGTTTCACCTTATCGATAAGAGAGTCATAGACCTTCCTGTAGACACCTTGTGGGTCATTGTCAACATTGTTGACTACCCATTGTCGCATCTTCTTCCAATCCTTATCCTTGAGACTGTCAATCAATCCCTTGGTGTTTATCTCAGCAATGTTACTTAGGATACCCTCATCGATTGTACCACTACGCGAATACCGTTGTAGTTCGTTTAGAACCCTACGATAGTCTGGGAAGTGTTTCATTAACAACTCAGCGAGAACTGGAGTAGAATATGTGACTCCTTCAGAATCCAATACATGTTTCATTCTATTAAGAAACAATCCAGCCATGTTTTGTTTTTCATCCTTATTGAGTTTGAATTCAATAACAGATGTTCTACTGTGAAGAGGTTCGATGATTCGATTCTTGAAATTGCATGTGAAAATAAATCTGCAATTGCCAGAAAACTCCTCAATAAAAGCTCTAAGTGCTGGTTGCGTGGAATTGGGATTTAGATAATCCGCCTCATCCATAATCACAACTTTGGGTTTACTTTCAAAACTTACCGTACTAGCAAAGTCTCTTATCTTAGTACGCAATACATCAATACCACTTTCATCCGAACCATTGATAACAATAAAGTCACAACCAAGTTCATTACAAAGTGCTTTTGCAACCGTGGTCTTTCCTGTACCAGCGGTGCCACACAAAAGCATGTTGGATATTTCACCAGCATCAACATACTCTTGAAAAATACTTTTGATTCTATCTGGTAGAACACAATCGGAAATAGTTTGGGGTCTATATTTCTCCACCCATAAAAATTCACTCATTACCATACTCCAAATTAACATCAATAATGATGTCTTCAATTATACTATTATTTTCTATGCCCATAGTATACTCTATAAACTTGCAAATGTCAAGCGTTTTCACACCGTTGCCTGTCCATGTTTCTCTACCTCTACTCAATGGTGTGTCCAATCTGCCTGGCGTAATCAAGGTAGTTTTAAATTTAACTAGGTCATCTTTAAATGCCTTGGAACATTGTCTACTCGCGGTAGCAAGGGCGTCCTTAGCAATTGCATATCTGTCATGACTAACTCTGGCACTTAATGCCCCAGTACTTCCGATATTAAAAATATATCCAGACTTGTTTTCTTCTTTCCATGCCTTAAATACCGCTAACAATAAATTTACTTGAGCGAAATTACCCCAAGGTTCATCTGGCGGGCCATCAAATGCATTATTGATAAACACATCATAGTGTAAACTTTGTTCTACTATTCTTTGAATACCAACCTTAGTTGTAATATCAGTAAGCATCTGGCCAGTACTTCTGGAACATCCATCACCATTAAAATGTTTTGCTAAGTCTAGTCCCAATCCGCGATTGTTACCTGTGATATAATATCGATAAGTTTCTTTCATCTTTTTATTTTGATCCCATACTTTAGTTAACTTCTGTCCACAAGTCATAGCGCACTCAAATATTTTGCCACACCCTATATCTTGTTCCCATGACCATACAATCTCTTTCCAAAACTCACTTTTAAAAATTTTATCTAATGGTTGACTGTGAATGTTTAAATTCTGGTCATCACCATTATGTCTATTGATAAGAGACATAACTTGGTTATTGCCATCTTCATCAAAGTGATAATCATTACTACTAGGAAATGAATCTCTTTTATGAAATCTCATGTCGTAAAGATTGTGTTCAAAGAAATTACATGGTAAGACTAAACCTTCGGCAGTAATTGCCACTTTCTTTCCAGTGAGAGCGTCACATTTTATTTTGGTCTCGTTGAAGTAATCCTTTATATCTGGATACTCTTCATGTAGTCTGGGTAGATTCTCAACACTACTATTGTGGTACTGTTTGTCTGTGGGTGGTTCTAAATAATATTCTATTTCACCATCTCTGTTTTGCACTGGCCACTTTTCTAACTCAGTAAGAGTTTTGTGGTTCATAAACCTACCAGTTGACCTAAACAGTATATCATCAAACCCCAGTTCTTCAGACATCTTTTTTGCTTCTGATATCTGGTGTTCATTGTGTTTGTATACCAGATAGTTCCATTGTGCTTTTCCACCAGCATTTATAAATGCTTTCGCGTTTTCAATCACGCGAGAAAAATCTACATTTCTTCGGTAAAGATGATTGGTATCCCATATTCCATCAATACCAAAATCAATTTTGCCATGGTCACCCAGCACTTCAGCAATCTCTTCCCACCATTTAATATCACGGACTCCTCCGTTAGTGTGAAGGTAGAGATGCAGAGTTGGGTTTTTACTCCTAAAATCCTTGAGTATATCCAAGAACTCTGGATGCATAATAGGGTCACCATAACTGCCACAAAAGAAAACCTGTCTCAGTCTCTTTACTAGGGACTTAGGAAATGCAACATCTATTACATCTCTATCTAAATGACAAACTGGCAGATAGGGGTTAGTCTTACCACCGTTTACATTCCTCGGACATTGAGGACAAGCGGCGTTACAGTAAGTAGTAACCTCAATCTGATATTCATCTATTAGATTGTAATCAAACATGATTACTGTACTCTTTTCTTAAGCACCTCAATCTGGTAATCTTTTTTGATGTTCCAGTTGTCTTCAGAACGGTCTACCATCTCAGGCTTACCTTTTACAAACTTGCCAGACTTTACCTGTTTTGGGGTAAACTTTGACTTCTCCAAATTTTTTAAGGCGACTATTCGTCTTTCCTTAATACCTTTCTTCTTCAATGAACTATCTCCTCGCGTTCAATATCATCTTCTTCGACATAAGAACCATGTTGAATTTCAATTATCTTTAGGGGTTCATTACCCACATTTGTCACTTGATGCCATTCGTAGGGTATTATACTAAAGTGTTGACCAGAAGTCAAGTAGTCGTATGTATAATTCTCTAACCTACCTTTGCTGGTTTTAATCATTGCCATACCATTTACGATATGCCAGATTTCTCCACGATAAAAATGTCTTTGGTAACTAATACTTTTACCAATATCAATATTCAATATTTTTACCTTAGCAGTTTGTTCCTCGTGAATAACTTTATAGTCACCCCAAGCTCTTTCTACATTGTTTACCAAACTACTAGAATAAGTTTTATCTCCACCAACACCAAAAACAAATTCTAAATGAGCATGAGAAAACTTTTCTCGCAGTTCCATCTCTGGAATATTATCTTCTGTCCTGTCACCACCATTCACAAATAAAAACTTGTGGTCTATTCCCCATGTGCCTAATGCTTTTTCTATAAAGTCTTTGGCAGTATCGTCATCATCATTGAAAGGAACTACATGGTCAACACATTCTAATTCCATCAACATATCCATTCTGTCCCATTGTGACATGAACGGTGACCCCTTCTTTCTAGTTAACCACGCATCGCTATTGAGACCTACCGATAGATGGTCACCCATCTTCTTAGCTTCTTTCAATAGGTCAAGGTGTCCCTTATGTAGTGGGTCAAATCCACCAGATACTAAAACAATTTTGCTCATAATATACCTCTTAAAGATGCCCCACCACCAGATATGTTTCTCGCGTTGTGTAGAACTTCTTCATATGTGAAGTGGGGTTGTTCAATTTCAAACTTCGGATTGGATGTTTTGTCAAACCATTTTAGATTGTGGTCTTTGGGGTATACCCTAGTCCATTCCATATTTGATTTTTTTAATAATTTTTTTGCCTTCTTATTCAGCGGAAAGATATATCTAAACATATATCCCTCTATTTTTTTGATTCCCTTCTCTTTCATAAAGTCTGAAGTCAACCAAAAAATCCTGTCTTTGCCAGAGAACCTTGCGTTCTCTTCGCATAATTTTCTTGTAGCTCTCGGATGAACCTTCTCTCCATTTATCTCATATACTTGAGTGAAGTATTGTCCACCATAAAGAAAATTACTTGCCTGATATACATATCCACATTTACCCATGATACCATCTGCCATTGTATAAAGGAACGATACCTCTGGTGTATTTTCCTTTATCCATTTTATTGATTGAGATATCATTTGTGATTCGGAGTTGGTTGGCATTTCATCTGTCATGCACATCTTACCAATCTCCCAATAATCTTTTGACTCCAGACCAGTAAACATTTTATTGATTGTCTGTCTAGGTTGAGTTCCCCAGCCTAGAGTCAATACACCTACTAATTCACCATTGAGAAAACATCCTAGATAATGCTTTGTTAGTTTAGGCATCATCGGTGAATAATGATGCGTCTGTATAAAATCGATTGCGAGTTCCTTCGATAAAGGTTTTAAATCATAATCAACTTTATGCAAATGTTTCGTCTGTTCCAGCACCATCTTGAAGATTTAACTCATATTGTTGTCCTACAGGACTTTCAGTTTGAATGTAATTCATCATGGTCAGTGGGTCAGATACTTCATATGGGTCAGCAGGACAATCGTCTTCACATCCTTCCTCGACAAATGCTACTTCCACAACCCCATCATTGACAAGGACTGAATATCTCCAAGACCTTGGCCCAAATCCTAAGTTGTCTTTCTTCACCAAAGCACCAATAGCTTCTGTAAAGAAACCACTTCCATCTGGAATTAGTTTTACATTATCAATGTCTAACCAATCACCCCATTTGTTCATAACAAAACTATCATTAACAGACAGACAGTATACTTCATCGATACCATTTCTTTTGAACAACTCATAGTTGTTATCATAATCTGGTAATTGATATGTTGAACATGTCGGAGTAAATGCGCCAGGCAAAGCAAACAGTACAACCCTCTTGTCCTTGAACAAGTCACTTGAGTTAACTAGTTGCCACTGATATGGATTTTCATCACCAGCCTCTACCATTTTTTCATCCCTTACCCTCATGTGGAAAGTGATGTCTTCTGGTAACTTTTGACCAACTTCAATCTTCATTTACTTTTCTCCTTAATCTTTTCTTTTTCATGAGCCAACCAATTGTATATTCTTTTGGTTAACCACAACTGAAATTTTCTAATAAAATTACCTCTCGGCATTAACCATCCCGCCATGAAAGATAATATCATTCCATAAACGGCAATCATTCCTTCAACCCAAGCCATTAAATATTTGAACTCGGTTCTAGTGCCAAAAAGTAAGTTCTTTTTGAATTTGAAAACTTAAAAGCTTTCTTCTGACTAACAGTAACCTCATAATCATCTGCGATTACTTTTAGATTCTCTATACTAAGTCTAGCATCGAATTGTACATTCGCCTGACCAATGTCTGTGGTGAATGAATTACTCTTAGGAGTATTCGGGTCACCAACACTCATTGTTACACCACCAGTATTAGAAACAACACTAAGAGTAGGTGCAGAGATTACACTTGCTGCCCTATAGATAGTATTGAGTTGTTCTTTGGTGATGTTGAACTGATAGAAATTATCAAGTTCAATTTCTTTGTCTGGTGCGGCCACAATAATAGATGGTTCTGCATAGTAGAATTTAAATCTACCAGCCCCAGACTTACAGGTTAGATATTCATCTGAAAATTCTATCTCAGTATCATCACTCATGGTGACCAGAGATAAGAATTGATTCAAATCATAGATTGCGAACTCCTGTGGGAAGCTCTCTTCGATTGTGCCCTTTGCAAGAATTGACTTAGAAGCGGACACAGTTGACAAACTACTACCAGACTTAACCAAAAGATTTGTGTTAATGGTGGCGTAGTTTTTCAACAACTCCAAAGTTGTTTTAGATAGTTTCATAATATACCTCAATCAAATTAAACATCATATAATAACATTTGTTAGGGGCAAATGTCAACCCCTTATTTTACTTTAGACTTCTGCTCCGCCTGCTGGAGTCTCAGCGCCAGTCATACTGTTAGCAGATAAGTAATCCAAGTAAGCTGTTTCCTGTAAATGGGCAGTGCCATTGTAAGGAGCAGCTGCAAACAGGGCAGTCCTATCAACTACAAATGCATCGTAAGCTGCTTCATCAGCAAAATCTAATTCCCATTTAAAAGAAAGATTATCTTCTGCCACAGTCAAAGTAACAGTTACATCACTCCTCGCGTCAAGCCAGTTTCTAAAATGTGTCGCATTAGTCTCAAATCCAGCATCAGCGGTTTCATAAAAGAAATACCAATCTGCCGATGTGTCTGGTCGAGTACTAGTGTAAGTTAATCTATATGCCATTGTTCATTCCTCTAATTTATTTCTTACTCTCTTATTTATAATAAAGTTGTCGGGAACTTGATACTTCTTGTGAGAGAGTAAGAGAGAGGTGTATCAAGCCCCGACTGCCCGCTGGGGGCAAACTGGTTAATCGTGCTCCAAATCGTGTACATGGAGGGCGATGATTGCATAGTGCAATACTTTCATTAAATCTTTGCGGTTATAACCGTCTTTCTTGCCATATCTCTGAGCATACTTCAAAATATTACCGATACAAAACCCTTCACCATGGCCACCATCAATAATAAACTCGGTTGCCTGAAAACTGTTTTGTGAATAATGTTCACCATAAGTGTTATCAATATAAGATTGGAGCTCTTTGATAAGAGCTCCTTCATTATACTTATAGTCTGGACTAGAAGTCATAAGTGTCATTCCCCTCAGAAGTTTCTTCAGTAGAACCATCGGTAGGAGTGTCCATCAACTCTTCAACAGAGGCACCAGCATCAACCTTAGTGTAAAGGTCAATGAAGGCAGTCTTGGTGTCGGTATCAAACCTATTGACACACAACTGAATTGCCTTGAGTCTATCAGAGAACATGGCATATGCCTTGACAATGTGTTCCAATCTTCTGGTAGAAACCAACTCATCGATTCCACCTTCATAGAAAGTCTTTCTGATTATGTCAGCCCACATGACCAACTTGTCAGCGAAGTCTTCATCGACACACTCAGCGACACCCATCTTGTTCATAATGATTTTTTTCTCTTGAACACTAGATGGATATTCTTGTTCAACCGTGATAGCAAACCTTTCTAGGAACGCCTCATCAAGAACTTGAGCACCCATGAACTTACCGTCATCGGAACCTTGACCCTTAGTGTTCGCAGTAGCAATCACATTGAAACCAGTAGCAGGCGTGATGACCTCACCAGACTTTTTATTGAAGTAAGGTTTCCCTTCAAGGATTGCCTGAAGGCACATCAACTTGTTAGAACCCCTATCAATCTCATCTAGGATAAGAATCGCACCCCTCTTCATGGCAGTCAGAACAGGGCCTTCCCTGTAAACAACATTACCATCGACAAGAGTATTGCCACCGATTAAATCATCTTCATCGGTTTCGATAGAGATGTTAACCCTAATAGCTTCTTTCTTGAGTTTGGCACAAACTTGTTCCACCATCATAGTCTTACCGTTACCAGATAGACCACAAATAAATGTAGGATAGAACATACCAGACTTGATGATGTTCACCAAATCTTTATGAAACCCAAATGGGACATAAGTACTATCTGAATCTGGAACTAAGTTATCTATTTCCACCGCAAGTTTTGCCTGTTTTACAATCTTGGAATCTAATGGCTGCGATTGAATTGTCTCAATCGGTTCTAGGGTAGATACTGACTCTTCAAGGGCAGTCGCCTCAGCAGCGACAGGTTTGAGAGCAGTATTACCCACTGTCATTAGAGTTGCCATGTTTGGCGAAAATTGGTTTCTACCAACTTTACACTCTTTAAAAAACCACATGGGATTTTTCAACCCACTTGATTTTGCAATCTGCATTGCCTCCGCTTTGGAGAACACGGCAGACGCGGAATTGTTCGCATCGGCAAGGGCCTGAAGGAACTGTTCTTTTTGTTTTACACTCATAATTTACCTCTCACTTTTTCTCAATTACCTGATCATGATCCCATATTTGGGAGCAAATGTCAAGGGCCAAAACGAAATTATTTTCATTTTCTTTCCCTTTAAATTCAACCACTTACGCGACCTCATCAATAAATCTGTTCAAGAACTGTCTGGAATTGGACTTGCCTTTCTGGAATTTCTTGAACCCTCTCAAAATGTCAGCCTTACTATCAGAACTGACTTCAAACTCTGCCTCTTCATTAAGAGACTTAGCACCCTTCAGAATGAAGGTAGCATCACTTCCCAACTTAGACTGGCAAGACATGAAGTTATTGTTTTTCCAGTTAGTTGCCTTTTCTTTAGCAAAGTTTTCATCATACTCGGCATACTCACCTGTCATATCAGTCCACGCCTGTCTCGCTTCTCTAATGTTGTTATCAACTAAGAAGAAGTGAACTATTCTGGAACCGACAAACTTTTTGTAGTAGTCAAAAGTAACAGCAGTAGCACTTTCATAACTGACCCTACCGTAGTTTGTTCCATACATCCCTTTGATGTTAGTGGTAACTGACAGACCGTTGCCTCTCAATTGGAATTTACCAATGTCAGTTCTTTCTTCGCCGTATCCATGACCAAACTCTTTTTGAATGGCATTTGAATATCTGAACCTACCATTCTCTTCATACTCACCATCCGAGATTACTTCTAAATCAGAAGTGTTTCCACCATCGGAAAGAACGATTGTGTTCATAACCTCAATTCTATTTCTTTCCTTGAACTTCTTAGCAATCTTAGCACCAACTATCATACAACTTGACAGCGGAGTAGAACCAAGATAAAGATGGTAAGGTACATCGTATCTTTCCATTCTTGGTTTCATATCTCTCCACTCAAATGAAGTTTTGTAACCAAGTAACTTTTTGAAACATCTATTGTACTCACTCTGAGGCAATTCAGAAGATATCAACTGAAGCAGAGCGAACCCACCAGACTCAATAAACAACTCACCCTCTTCACAAGATTGGAAAGCAGAACCCCTAGAAGCATTTCCGAACTTCTCACCTTGGAGAGAGTTAGCACAGTTTGAAAAACCGTACACATCAAATGGGATACCAACTTTTTTACAGAAGGCAACTTGAATTAGTGTCTGTTCAATAGTACCAGCCATGTGTCTACCCATTGAACCAGAGAAGTCTACAA